TTTGTGCCGTCATCAGCAGTGGGGTAGAAGGTAATTGTTTCTGTTGTAGGAGAGGTTATATACCCTTCGTACTTAACTATGTAGTCGTCGTACAATCCGCAAATACTATTGCCAAAATTTTGATCAATATTTAAGTATGTTGTAGTACACTGAACTGGTCTGCCGGATACAGATGGCAGTGGCGGAGACCCGTTATAACTAAAGTTGTTATAAACAGTTACTTGAAGTCCGGGGCTCTGAAGTTGCTTTTGAGGAAGATGGAAATGCAAATACGAACGCAAAAAGTACAGCTAGAATCCAAGATCCACGACGTGGTTTTATACGCATTATTACCCCTCCAGGTAGACATTATCTATAGTAATGGAGAGGTAATGAAATTGGCGGCGTAAAAGGGAACAACCCCAGTAGATTTCTCTACTGGGGTTGAGCGTCGGCCTCCGTAAGACTTATTATATCAGTCAATATCTAGAATTGCAAATACTTTTCCACCTGCAATTGTGTCATTATTTAATCCGTTAACTCCCTTTAACTTGCGAACAGCTTCACCAGTTGCGGCATCATAAGTGCCAGTTGCCTCACCTGTATAGAAGCCAGCATTCTTAAGAGCTGATTGTAATCTTTTAACGTCTTCACCAGTTGCACCAACACTTAACTTATCTCTCATTGGTGCCTCCGCAATTTCTCCTGCTTCTGGAGCACCACCAGCAAATGCTAGCGGTTCTTTATCTCCAACACAGTATTGCCAATGCCATGCTTCATACTCTGGGTTTGGCTTACCATCTTTTGTCGGCGCACCCTGCAAGTAGAAACCATACTTTGGAGCATTTTCGCACATCCACTTGTATCGTTTTGCATCCTGCATATTGAGGTCAATGGCTAGTCCGAAGACCATGGTTTGATGTTCCAGGGGTACCTGATGGGCTCATGCCCTCCTTGAGGTACCATACTTTATTATTATACTTGCGAGTAATTTCTGGATTACGTTTTGTTTTTTTGTCATCATAGCGTGACATAAACATTGAAAGCTGTGCCTCGAATGGACGGTAATCGCCAATATTTTGCAGCTTATGCCCAGCCTTAGCTGCCTCATCATAAAGTGCATTGAAAGCCTTAGCTGCCTTAGCCCACATTTGACCGCCACATTTAACTTTAGCAAGCTGGTTTGGCTTAAGCTTACCATTTTCTACGTTTTGTAACTCTTTTGGTATAATCATTTTTTCTACTGGATGAGTCATTTTTTCTCCCTTACTTGTTTGTTTATATAGTAAATGCTTTACTTGTTTTTAAGAAGACTTGATGGGTATGTGTCATCTATCTCTTGGTATTTTAATGGGAATCTATCAAAAGGGTCGATCCCATATTTAATTCTATTCATTATTAATTCATCAGATTTAAATTCATCTTTATCATATTCTGTATGAGCAAAAGATTCAATCTTATTCTTTATATTACCTTCTTCTCCTAAGAAAGAAAAGTGCCAGCCACCATTAGGTATGGTTGGCAGAGCCATTGATCGCAGCTCTTGAGGAGTTGTAGATTCAAGGTGACTCTTTTTGCAAACTACAGGTCTAGCTCCTTGATTGCAGTGATCAGGAACCTGCCAATTAAAATTCCAAAAATATTGTTTTAAATCTAGTCTAACTGGATCGTATTCATATTTTATACTTTCAACAGTTTTGTAGTTCCAGATTTCATCTGCGTCGGAAATGATTACTAAATCATGATCTTGTATATCTAAATTATTTAATGCTGTAGCTATAGAATTTCTCTGAAAATATTCTCTTTCCCAAGCATTGGTGCATGTATTTGGGAAATCAATTTTAAAACGTAGTATTTTTGGAAGCCATTTATTCATCCAATCTGGAATTGAATCAAGATAAAATGGTTTTGGTTTTCCAGTAAAAGTTTCAGAAGCTTCAACGATTAAAAAGAAATCTACAAAATCCCCTAGTTCTTCTAACCTTACTTTTAAAACTTGTTCTTCATTATAATATGTAAAACAATCAAATATTTTCATAAATAAAAACTCTTTCACTTGAAAGCATGGAATACTTTTTAGCTTCTTGTGTAAGATCTTCATTCAAAGAAAGATAATTACCGACTAAAGAAAACCATTCTCCAGGGTTAATAAAGACAGCATGACCACCGTGATTTAGTAAGCTTTTAACCTGCTCTGCTACAGCTTCCATCCTATTAGATTCAATGACAGGGTTGTAGTTAACGGATAGAAATAAGTCACAAGAATCATAACCTACATACGGGTCATTGACTCCAATATTCCAGTACGCTGTTCCATCAAAGTATTCTTGATGATCTTTATCGCTATGTAGTATAAAGTTTCCCATAGAATGCTCATTGCTTAGCATGAATTCTCTAAGTTTTAGGGAATTTTTTAAATCTCCATAGATTAAAGTATTAGATTTTCTAAGAAAAATATCTCTAATTATATGACATAAGAAATTGTAATTCATACTACAATGGCTTTCTTGCGTCCACCTTTAACCAACCCCACTCGTCACCTCTTTTAATGTCGAGTATTTCAAAGCCCATGTTCTTAAAGTCATCTTCTAACATTCTGTGAGTTAAGCCAACAAAATGAAAGTCAAAAGGATTAAGTTGTTCGGCAAAGAATATCTGTTGCATTCTTCTGTCACCGTCAAGAGAATCCATTGCAAGTATCTGATTGCATGCCAATAAAAAGTCTGGAACTTCAATTCTAATCATTCCACCTGGCTTTACAATTCGACACCATTCTTTAAGAACAGATTGATATTCTTTCCAGGGAAAGTGCTCCAAGCATTCTGAGTTATAAACTATGTCTGCATAGTTATCAGGCATGTCAAGTTTTCTTGCATCGCACACAACATCTACTGGCACTTGTTGTTTGTTAACATGATCATAAAGAGGAGTTGGATCTATGTCAACATGTATCCAGTCTGGGCCAAGATATGTTCTTGTGCCAATTACAACTTTAACTCCATCACCTTTGGGTATAGTTTCTAGTCTCATTTTTCCTACGTTCTCAAGGGCCAAACAGGCATCTTTGTAATATCTATCTCACCTAGAATTGGGTTAGTACTATCTCTCACTGAGAGAATTGGATCTTGCACTGACCATTTTGCGTCAATCATTTTATCATTCCAAAGAACTCCAAGTTCGTCAGCTTGATTATAATAATTATCTACCAAATAAGTTAAGATCATATCTGTGGTAGCAGAAAAACCATGGGCAACTCCTGGTGGAATATATAATCCAAGATTATTATCTCCAGTTAAATCTATAGAATAAACTTCTCCTTCTGTTGGAGAACCTATTCTCATATCATAGAGAACTGCTCTAGCTTCGCCAAAAGGAACATACCAATAGTCAGACTGATGCAGATGATAATGAAATCCAGCTAGAGCACCTGCAGATTTAGATGATCTATTTGTCTGTATTACTTCTCTTGCTCCCGGTATCCAATCTCTTCTATAAGATTCGGTAAAGAAACCTCTGTCATCACCAAATTTTTGTGGCTCTACTAAGAAGGCACCTTTGATGTTTGTCTCTTGTACATTTGCACCCATTAGATTATTCTTCCTCTGTAAAAATTAGTCCATCTAGGGACTTTGATAAGGTCAACTTCTCTACCCAGAGCAGCAATGTATACTGTTTCTGGATTTTCATTTAGTCCTTTAAGTTCTGGTTGTGACTGATACCATTCTTCTAGGTATATGGCACTCCAGTCTTCAAATCTAGTTACATTAGGACTATGGTATGTGACATTCGGGCCAACATAATACTTATTCCACTTGTTGACCCAATTAACAACACCTTCATTGATTCTATTTTTAGATGCAGGGTCGTTTGAACTAGTTGAATCATGTCGAACATGAATAGATGGATCAGCTATCATCTTCCAGCCATCAAGTCTAAGACGAGTTTGATAATCTACTTCTTCTTGGTGACCAATCTCAGTATCAAATCCGCCAATGCGTAAGTACGCTTGCTTCTTAAGCATCCAGCAAAAACCAACTCCCCATAGTATTTCTGTATACTTAGGTCTTGGAATTTGATAAGCTCCACCATTAGGAAAAGCCATTGCTACTTCTAAGTTTGTAGCAAGATAGCCTGCAAGTTTTTCATCCCACCCATTAGTTATTACATAGGCATCGTTGTCTAGATAGCCAACATAATCTGTTTCTGCCCATTCTAATATTTGATTGACTGCTCCAACGTATCCACTATTGTTATCTAAGAATCTTGGAATAATTCTTGAATCTTCACTAGCATGTCTTTCAATGACTTCTCTAACACCTGGGTCAGTTGAAGCATTATCGATAACTAGAAAACGCCAATCAGAAATAGAGTTTTGTCTCATGTTAGTGAGCATCATATTTAACTTCTCAGGATTGTTATAGCTAGCAGTACCCATGTCTATTCTCATGGCTTTACCCACCACTGTCCGTTTTCATGACGGACAAAACCTATTCTAACTAACATTGGATCCCATTCCCATTCATATTTATTATTGATAGACAGGTGCATCGGGATAGAATTTCCGTGCTCTGCATCACCTATACCAAATGCATTGTTAGGGATGAATACACCGTTTTTCTTTAGGCAGTTAAATATAGCTAATGCCCATTCATCTACGTTCACAACGTGCTCTAGAAAATCTAAAGCAACAACGCCATCAAACTTGTTTATGCCAATTTTTGGCGCAAAGCTATCAGTGAATAGAGTTTTAATATTTAGATCAGGACGCTTATTAAATCTATGCTGAGCAAAGCCGGCTGTCTTACTACCTTCTAAGTCGTGGTAGGTGGTGTTCAATCCTTCTTCGGCCATTCTCAAGCTGAGCGTACCAATGCCATCACCAATGCTAAGGATGTCTTTCTTTCCAGAATGAGCTAGCCCTAAACTGATACCTTCGCACATGCCTTTGTAGTTAAAGCCATCATCTAAGTGATATGAAGAAAGCTCCCAGATATAAGTATCTGTATTTCTATACCAATTAAGGAGAGAGTTTGGATCATCTACATTCGTATTGGTAGAAGTAAAATCTTCTGCGACCATATGGTGATTAGGGTGAAACCCTAAAGATAAACGCTGTTTAGCTTTATCTAATGGAACGCCCAGGTATTCCGATATATTATTTGCCTGTGTCTCTAAGTTCATTATTTATTGTTTCCCATTCTAAATAGCATTTTTTTAAACCATACATATAATCAGTTATGTATAAAGATGTTCCATCTTCCCAAGTGGTGTCCTTGGGTCTTGCTACATTACTGGTGAAATAAGTATAGGATACTGGTTTGATTTCAGTATCTAGTTTACCATTAGAAGCTGTCTTTATGTCACTAGCTAGAGAAAATCTTGAACATTTTATTGGATTACCTATGTGAATAATTTTTTGATCACTTTCTTCAAAGTGAAGAGCGGTATCCCAAAGTATCATAGCAGCGTCATAAGCAAAGACTGGGGAAAAAAATCTATCATCAACTTGAAGCTGCTCTTTTTGTTCCATCATAATTTCTAATGGATTTTTTCTGCCTACATCTTGAAAAGGTCTTACTCCTATAACAAAAGTTAACCTAACTATTTTTACATTATCATGTGAAATGATCAGCTTTTCAGCAAGGGCTTTCTGCTTACCGTACCATGTGATGGGATGTGGTTTAGAGTTGGTATTATAGTTAGCATTTTCTCCACTAAAGATACCCTGTGTACTAACTTGTATTAATTTTTTATTATTATCACTAACCCATGTAGCTAAAGTGAGGGGCAGTTTTACGTTGACATTTATTGACTCATCTGGATTTTGTTCTACGGCGTCAACTACGTTTTGTCCTGCTAAGTTAATGATTACATCGGGAGAATTAGCATCAAGCCAAGCTTCTATGTCGTCTTCGCCAACATTTAGTTGTGACCATTCTAAATAGCCTTCTCTTCTCGTGAAGATAGCGTCAGCCCATTCAGGCTTGTTTACCATCATGTGCTGACCTACTATTCCGCCAGCTCCTATAACAACAACTTTTTTATTATGCATTGTCTTTTCGCCACTTCCACATATTTCTCCAGTGAACCCATTGCCATAAAATCCACATCGCTAAAAATCCTGGCTTATCAAATACAAGAGAGTATATAACCCAAGGTATTGAATGAAGGGCAACTATCATGTGCCCATACCATTTTTTATTTCCGACTAAATAGCTTCCAGTAACTCCAATGAGTTCCATAAAAAATAGAAACCAAGTCCACGCAGTTTCGCTCATATAAAATTGCATTCCTTTTTTAGATTTACAAAATTATATCACAAAAAAAAATGTAAATCTATTTTCTTAACAGGAAAGAAGCGTACATTATGATGACGGTCAATATCATAATAGCTTGTATTATCATTTTAATCTGACTGAATAACTTTCATTACCAGAAAACAAAGACGCATTAGATCATTATTAGAGATACTAAATACGTTGTCTGATCCATCTCTAGTTTTTAAATTTATTGTATGTGCAGATATAAGTTCGCCCTCTGTATTGATCATCGTAATTTCTTTGCTTACGTTTATCTGATCAATCATTGGCATAAATCCGCTAAAAGATTCGTCTGTTTGATCGAACACTATTTCTTCTTTTTAGTAAAGGTTGAAACATTCTTTGGGGCCTGTCCCTTAACTCCTTGTTGTGGAGTTCCAGAGGACCTTTTTCTTTGTACTGCGCTTTTCTTTTGTGCCGGAGTCATTGCTCTAGCCTTTGCAACTGGTACACATTTTGCATATCCAGATCCACCTGTGCCAGAAGTTCCACATGGTTGATACTTACCCTTTTTTTTGGGAGCACCAATGTTGACCCATTTTTGATCAAACCATTTAGTTAATCCAACACCTTTAGGGCCAGCCATTATTTTTTCTTTCTTAAATTTTTTTCATAATCTTTTTTATAGAAAGAACCTTTATTTTTTAAATCTTTTTCTATTTCTTTTTTTCTTTCAGAAGATTTCTTTTGCGCAGACATACTATTTTTTCTTTGTAGCCTTCTTGGTAGAAACAGTCTTCCATGTACCACCAGCTGCTTTATACTTCTTTGCAGCCCAAGCATTAGCATAGGCTGAGGGGTATACGTCAAACTTTGCTTTAGCCTGAGACTTTGCGGCAGACCACAATTCTGGCTTAGTCGGTTTATTCTGCTTTGCCATTACTTCTTTTTCTTTTTTGGAGGTGTTTTTTTCCCATCAAAGACTACATTCATTCCACCCTTAATATCCTTAAGGTAATTATTGTTATCTTTTTTGCTATTCTTTGAATACGCCATCGTTATTTATTCTTTCTTTTAGCAGAAATTTTTCTAAGAGTCTTAGCTAAATTAGCTTGACGAACAGTCCTTGCACTGTACCTATCTGGATTTTTGGTAACTGCAGCTGCCATGCCGGCAACTGATTTACCAGCTTTCTTAGCCTTAGCAGTAAATGCTCCAGGCCTTTTAATAGCTCCCTGAATCCATTTATTGTCTTTTTTTGCTACCATTATTACTTGCTCTTTTTCTTCCCCATGATAGCCTTTTGGATAAAAGGAGGAAGTTTCTTTTGAGCAGCAGTTAATCCGTTTGCTTTTTTTGCTGCACCCTTTTTCATTGCGGGCTTCTTAGCAGCACCTTTTTTCATGCCATCACCATTCATTGCCATATCAGTACATTCCTTTTTTGCTAGAGCCTTTTTTCATGCCACCCATTTTTTTCTTTGCCATTTTTTTAGGAGCAGCTTTCTTCATGCCACCCTTTTTCATACCATCTCCGTGCATTGTCATATTTTTTCCTTTACCACTTTACTTTATTAGCCCAGTAGGCTGCGGACATTTTGCCCTTAGCAATATTGCTTGCATGGCGAGCCTTAAAAGACTCTCTGCGCTTTCTATTTGAAGTTGATTCTCCTGGTTTTTGAGGGGAACCACTTACTCCCTGTTGACCAAATCGTATTGTCTTAACTTGAGTTCCTGATTTAGCAACAACAACATGAGATTTTTTAGGATGACTTGGAGTACGTTTTGGTTTATTGAAACCACTAACTCCGTGCCTTGGCTAGTCTAGGATCTTTTTTTGCTGCCATTTTTTTTACCTTTATTTTTTTTAGAAGATTTATTAGCTACGTCCTTAAGCTCAATGCCAAACATAAAGTTATTCTGACCCATCCTAGGGCCACTGACATAGATGCTTTTTTTAATAACCATTACTTCTTTTTTTCCTTGTAGGTAACAGGGGTTGAGTTTTTCTTAACACTTACCCCACCCTTAGTGATCTTGCGATATTTTGCTAATGCCATACATATATAGTAATTCTATAAATGAAAAACAAAAGCCCCCATATAGGGGGATATAAGGACTTTTGTTTTAAATGAGAGGTTTACTTCTTCTTTGGCGCAGCCTTTTTAGCTACTGGCTTATCTTTAGCAGTAGCAGCCTTAGGTTTTCCCGCAGGCTTCTTTTTCACCACTTCAGATACAGAGTCAGCTACTGCCTTCTGCACTTCTTGGACTACTTCTTCTTTAAGCTCTTCCACTTTTTGATCAGCTTTTACAGCAAGTTTTTCTGCTTCTACAAAAGCTTCATCAATTTTCTCATTAAGTTCTTTTTTAGCTGGCGCTAAAGAAGTTTTTAGTTTTGCTACTAATTGTTTAAACATTTAATTTACCTCTATCTCATTTAAATTTAACTGTATTAATTCGAAACCTTTAGGAACTTTTAACCCTAGCTCCCAAGCTTTTAGCTCTTGCTCTACGGTTAACAATCTTCTCTTAAGGTTTTCCATTTCTTTGTCAACTCTTTCATTCTCTATTCTACACGTTTCAAGCTGCTCACGCAACATTTCTCTTAAATTTTTTTCTTCACCAGTTAAAATTTCTCTTTCAGCATTTAAATGCTCTATTTTAATTTTATAAAATTCTATCTCTTTTTCTTTAGAGATAGTTCTTTTCTGGTGTAAAGAAGTTAAAAGGTATGTAAGTGCAGAAGAGAGTGATGCTATGACAGCAATAATTACACTATAGTTATTATCCATTGGTCACCTCAGATAGATCCAAGGATAATAGTAAGTGTTAAATTATTATTTTCCCTGCTGACCTTCTTTAATTAACATGTATCTTTCTCCGGTTTCCTTTGAAACTAAACCAAAGCCATAAGCAGCTGCTTCTTTAACAGCTTCTGAAAATGCCTCTTTGTCTGAAGCATCTAAGCCATTAAGGGGGATCGTGATCCCAGCATAAATATCTATATTTTCAAAATTACCTATGTTTATTTTTCTATTTACTCCACATATTAATACCGGAGTTGATGATACTGATATTTCGCCTGACACTAAATTTACCGCCTGTTCTATTGGGGAACCTATACTATGTTCTTGTGCACTTTGATTAATTTTGGGCATAAGCTGCTAATCCAAATCTTTCTTTTATGATATCAATTGTTGCTTGAGCCTGCTGTTCAACACTCATTGAAGATGAGTCTATTACAGCTGATGCTGAGCTTGCAAATATTTCAATCTCTTTTTCGGACTTATGAGACATCTGCTCATCGGTCATGTATACACCATCTCTATTAAATATTCTATCTCTTCTAACTTCGGGAGAAGCATCGTAAACAATGAGCATACTGTTTGGCAGTTTCAAGATTGCTTCTGCCTCATTTTGAAATCGAACATCTGATATTAGTATACAGTATGGTTTTTCTTCTTCTTCATCAGAGATACTTTTAGTATACTCTCTAAAGAGTTGATAAGACTTTCTAACTCCCCATTTAGCAAAGCATGCAGGATCAGGTTCTCTGCATAGATCTCCAACTTCCTGAAGAAAAGATCTAGGTTTTGACCCGGCAAATGATAATGGTTTATTAGCAATAGCTTTTGTTAGGGCTACAAATGATTCGTAGTCTGGAATATTGCCAAGCGGAGAACTTCCATAAAGGTCATACAGAGTTTCATGAATGTTGAATAACTTTCTTGATTCAGAGTTAGTTCCTTCTATTTTAGTTCTAATAGAAAAGAACTCGTAAATCGGCATTGCAAAGAAGATGTGTTCCCACACCACTCCACCTTTAGAAGAAGCAAAGGATGCTTTTGGAACAATAGCCTCAGCTGCTGAGGTCTTACCTGTCGCTGCCATGCCTGCTAGCCCAACTACTATTGGATAATTTGGATTATAAATGTTTGACATGTTTCTATTATAGCACCTTATTGTTTTCTTTTTTCCTTAAGTCCAATTGATCAAGAAATTCTTTTGCTAAAGCATCTGGTTCCCATACAAATTTTCTGGGCACTTGCACAATTCTAAAATTATATTCTTCTCTGATGTCTTGGATGGTCATTAACAATGGCATCAACGCATCATTTTTACATTTCCATTTGCCGTTTATGTGATTAGCTACAACGGCAGAGTCTGTATATAATATTGGATCTAAAAAATCCGACATAGAACATATTAATAAAGCTGCTATTATAGCCTCATACTCTGCTTCATTATTACTTCTAGGGCCTAAGCCTCTAGCAAATTGTGCTACTTTTTTTCTATTTTTATATACGGTTACAGCACAGGCTGCTTCTCCAATTTTTTTTTGACCCTGTCCTCTTGATGCTCCATCGCAAAAGACTTCAATGTTCATATGCTTATATCAAAAATAATGTTATTTTTTTCAGCGTACTCTTTGAGTCTTTTTTCTCTTGATGGAGAATCGGCAAAGTGAGTTGTAGTCAACAGGTATCTTTGACCTTTGTATTCTATTTGAGTTGGAAAATCTAATGAATCTCTTTTTAAAGAGAATAACTCATCAGGGGAATTGACGGACTTATATTGTCCAATAAACATATTCTTCATCAGTATGTACTAAAGTCACTTTCTAGGTAGGATCCTTTTTCTTCTCTAGAATAAGCTATTTGCATAGACTGCATCTTATCTATAAGCTTTCTAGCTGATTCTGACGCTATTCTTGCTGCACCTTCCATTGATTCAGCTAACTGAACAATTGATTCTGCTGTAACCATTTCAGTATACTGTTCTTCTGCAGCTTCAAGCGCATTAGCTTCTCTCTCAGCTTCATTCTTTCCAGTTCTATTTGATTTGTAAACCTTTTTATATCTACCTTCACAAAGCTTATGGTGCGCTCTAGCCATGCCTGCAAATCTTGTAACTCTACCGTATACGTTTGAGGTTCTAGCTACAAGTGAGGCTAGATCAGCCATTGTCATGTCAACAATATCTATCTCTGGAATGCTAACGAAATATTGGTCAGCTAAACCACCAGTTCCATATGCGCTAATGATTTCTGTTATCTGTGGACTTAGAAAGTCTGACAATAACTGATTTAATTTTTCAATCGATTGAATGTTCATTTTTACCTAGCCTAAACATCTTGATAAGGTCTTCCATGTTATTCTCTATTATAGCATCACGTATTTTGATTTTCACCTTTGAGATGTGTTCTCTTACGGTGTTAGGATGTTCGGTTATAATTTGAGCTATCTCTGAAGATTTTTTCCCATCAACAAATCTCCATTTTATTAATTGTCTTTCTTGAACAGTGAGCTTATTGTATGGCGCATGACAATCTTCTCCCATTACCCACATTTCATTTACCTCTTGAGTACCTAGCATGTCATCTATCGAGTATTCAACTGGAGGAGCCTTAAATCCTGGCTTAGCATCGTTATCATCATCTGATGAGTTATCATCATCGGACAAAAGTGGGAATGACTTTCTGCCAAGTTGATCAATAAGAAATGTATCAACATTTTTCTTTAATAGATAAAAGAAATAACTATACAAAAAACCACTAAACGGAATAGGTCCTTTTTCAGAGTCTCTTCTTTGGTATCTGGTAATGCATTGAAAAAATGTAGTATTAACGGTCTGTCTTACATCTTCTTCGTCGCCATATCTTTTTGCCATATAGGTAATGCCGTCGCAGACATTCGTTCACATGCTTATAGCCAGCCTGATTCAATTGGTTTTTCATTAGGTTAAATCTAACAAAGCCATCTTTAACAAAGAGCGATGTGAATCTTCTGATATCATAATCAGATAGGTTATATTTTCCATAATATAAAAGTGTTACATATTTTGTTAAAAAATTATTAAACACCTTAAGTAGTTCATATTGAGCGCTTGAACTCCCACCCTTTGCTTTAGCGATTAAATCTTGCATCTCGTCTTCACTTAACGTATAATATTGTTCTTTATAAGAAGCCATTTACTTTCCTTCCCAATTAGGTATCTTATCAGCATAAAAAAATCTAATGTCTTCATAAAAGATAACTCTTGGTATTTCAATCTCTGCAGCAAATTTTTTTCCATCAGTTGAATATTTACTAATAATAAAAGTAAGCTTGTTGAATTCGTCTTCATAATATCTTTTAAATCTTTTAAGTTTTATCTTGCTTTTTTCATCTAAGTAGCCTTTTAACTCTACCCATTCAGTGCTTTTGTTTATATAAAAGTCTGGGGTGTAGGCTTTTGTTCCTCTTTTAATTGGAAAAGGAAAAACAACCGGCTCAAAATCATATTTAATATTATATATCTGCAGAATCCTGGCGAAGTTTGCTTCCCAGTTAGATCTAAAACTGCCACCTAAGTCAGGCCTATAGCCCGATTTAGTATTTTTATACGCATTCCCTTTGCCACTAATTTTTTTAGCGGATTCATTTTCTAATATTTCTTTATCAATGTAATCATTTTTAATTTTAGAAAAGTTCGGGTGTTTTTTTAATTTAGATCTATCCAAAAAAAACTCTTGTGGAGTTGTTATTTCTGGCTGCTTCATGATAACCTCTATGTCCTTAAGTCATAATAATATTATACTTTACAGGAAATAAAAATACAAAAAAGATATCAACAGGTTGACAAACCAAAAATTAGGAGATATAGTATCACTCATGAACACACTAAACACTATCATCAATAGCATCAATCAGAACATCAACGAGAACGTCATTGACGAACTCAGCAAGGTGGGCTTCAGCCACAAGGAGGCAACAAAGATTGTTGTCGAGAATAACTTCTCACTTGTAGAAGACAGCTTGTCTAACCCAGTTGAAGCATTCTGATCCTAACTTAAACTAAGCTTACTGGCCAGGGGTTCATCCCCTGGCCTTTATGCTTTACCCATTCTTTTTAGTCTGCTCAGCCCAGTAGCACATACTCCTGATTTACCATAGTCACAGAAGGTGCAATTTCTTTCATTTGAAGTAGGGTTAAAAGAATTATCCTCTACAATTTTATTAATATTACTAAGTAGATTTACCTTTACTTGCTCTATATCTTCTGGTGAAAATGTGTGTGATTTTCTTTTGCCAGACCTTAAGTAATAAAGCTCAGCCCTAATTGTTTTATCTGGAAAAGCTGTTGATACCGCTAAGGCATATATGCCAAGCTGAAGATTGTTTGGAAGATCCTTTTGGGTAACTTCCCATTTTCCGGGTCTTGTAGTCTATTATATTTATAGTATTTTCATCATAAAAATCTATTCTATCTATATAGCCATTGATGAGATAGTTTCCTAATACAAAACTAAAACCAAATTCTTTATCGTAAATATCAAAAGTGTCACCAGAGTGCTTGTCATAGAACTCATCAAGTATTTCTGATCCAACTTGAATTAAGTTATCCGGTATGATTCCACTTGGATCATATGAAGAAATTTGCTTGACGTATTCGCTTTGGAGCTCATTTACATCCATCTGCTTATCGTTGTCTAAGCATTCTTCTAGAACTGAGTGCACGATATTACCAAGTACAGCAGCATCGTTAAAGGTTCTTGGTTCTTTCTGAACATAAGAGTAGAAGTACTTAGAGGGACACATCTTATATGTGTCTATTCTTGAGTAGCTAAAATCAGTTAACGATAATACCTGAAGAGGATCCAAGTCTTGAATGGTCCTTACTTTAATTTTGTTCATCTTTTCCATTCGGGCTATATATCATATTTCCATTTTCATCATATTCGCAACCAGATTCGTCAATGGTATGATTGTTGTATTTATTTTTAAAAGAACCTTCACCAACTGGAATCCAGCCTGTTTTTCCTATTTCCATTTGATCATATTCATTATATGGCCAGCTCATAATTGTCTCCTATTTAAAATTTAATTGGCATTCAATAATCTCGTCTATATTCACATAGTAATTTAATGCCATGTATAGATCATTTAATTCCTTTTTAGAGCAATATAACCCAGCAACTCCAACTTGCAAAAAGTAACTATCTACTTCCGAAGAGCCATCACCATATTCTATTAGTTTAACGTTGCCTTTTATAACTCTTCCATTTTCAGACTTCATTAATCCTCATCTATTATTGCTATAGGGTTCCAGCTTGGATCGTCTAACTTCTCTCTCATGTCTCCAACGTAAGAGTCCCAATCTCTTTCATCTTCAGTCTTTTTTACATATTTAACTTCAGCCTTAAAAGGATTACTCTTAAATTTAGTTAATATCAATCGACCTTCTTTTGTTCTCCATCTAAGAACTCCGTTTTTACAATCGCAAAAATCATCTGGGTCTGGAAGAACCTTAAGCTTTGGATCATATCTTCCACTGCAGTCTGAGCATTTTGAATAACGACCTTTATCTTGACATCTATTGCAGCATGAGCAAAATGTCCAACAAGATCTATTTGAGGGGTTAATTACTACTTGACTTATCATATCCTATCCTAGTCCAACTATTGATCTTAAAGTTTTTTCTACTTTTATAGAAGTAGTTTTATTAAATTTAAATGTATATTTTTTATTCTCATCCAGCATTTCAAGAAATACTATTGATGAACCATTTGCATTATTAATTATATCATAAAGCGACTGTATGATTTCATTACTTAACAGTGTATTAGATCTTAAAAAGATAGACTTACCACCACTTAAAATAGAATGATCAACTTTTTCTGATGAAGAGTATATAACTTTTACGGCAGAATTTTCTTCATCTCCTTCTTTTGCAATTGAGCCAGACACAATGATTATGTCCCCCTCAGAGAAGAAGTCATCTGGAATATTTTTTGCTTCTTTTGGAAATACAATAACTTCTATTCCTGAAGTAACATCATCTATATTCAGCTTGAACATCTTCATGCCTTTTTTGGTTATCATTTTTTTAACTGAAGTAATGATCCCACCAATTTTTGTTTTAGAACCAGCATAAAGATCTGATAGTTCAAATATTTCGGAATCTATTTTTGGTCTTATTGAATCCCAAATTCCTTCGATAGGATGCCTAGATACATATATTCCTAGTTCATTTTTTTCTCTTTCAAGAATTTCTAATTCTTTTCTTCTACTAATTTCTATTTCTTCACTAATCTGAAACAGTTCATCGAATGCACCTGCTGCACCAAGATGTTCTAATGTAGATTTTTTAAGAACAGATGTATCAGATCTTCTAAAGAAGTCATGCATAGATGTATAAGGATTGTCTAAGTCTCTACAGGATATTATTGCATCAGCAATTGAAGGTCCTATTCCATTTATGGCTGATAGACCAAAGAGAATCTCAGAGTCAGACACTACGTCAAAGTCATGAAGTGATCTATTTATTGATGGAGGTTGAACTTTTATATTTGTTTTTCTACAGTCAGAAAGATATACGGATGACTTATCTTTATTTCCCGCAACAGAAGTTAAAAGAGCTGCCATGTATTCTGCTACGTAGTGGGTCTTTAGGTATGCTGTAACGTAGGAAACCATTGCGTAGCTTGCTGCGTGAGCTCTGTTGAATCCGTATCCACCGAAGTATTCGATATCAGAAAATATCTTGTTAGCTTTTTCTTCAGATATATCTGAGTTTGAAATGCATCCCTCAACAAATTTTCTTCTTATCTTTGCAATTTTGTCCATCTGTTTTTTGCCAATTACTTTTCTTAGGTCATCAGCTTCGGAAACAGTAAAGCCAGCTAATGCTCTAGCAACAGCTAGCACGTCTTCTTGATATAACATAATCCCAAGAGAGTCTTCAAGAGCTATTTTCATAGAAGGATGGTCATAATTAATTTCAGACCTACCATGCTTTCTATTTATGTAAAGCTTATCCATTCCAGAGCCCATTGGGCCTGGTCTATATAAGGATATAAGAGCCATGATATCCTTGATATCTTGCGGCTGAAGCTGAACCATAAGCTGTCTCATGCCAGAAGACTCAAGTTGGAATACTCCTATAGCATTACCTTTACATAGCTCCTCAAAAGTTCTTTTGTCATCGAGAGGTATTTTTTCTAGGTCAATATCAATTGACTTTGTTCTCTTTACAAGCTGAATACATTCATCTATAACGCCTAGGTTTCTTAAACCTAAGAAGTCAATTTTAAGAAGTCCACATTGTTCTACTCTGCCCATGTCCCATTGAGTAACCATGGGTGAGTCTACACCCTTTTGCATTATGGGAAGATAGTCGGTTAGTGCGTCTCTAGATATAACCACTCCAGCTGCATGGACTCCAGTTTGTCTAACTAAACCCTCAAGACCAAAAGCTGTATCTATTATTTTTTTACTATCTTCATTGGAGTTGTATTCAGAATTAAATTCTGCTACTTCCATACACTCTGTGAGACTTTTTGATACACCTAAAACTGGTGGAGGAACAAGTTTAGATACTCTATCGCCCCCGGAAAAATCATACCCTAAGGCTCTTGCGGCATCCCTAATAGACTGTCTTGCTCCAGTCCTATTGAATGTACATATGTGGGCTACGTGATCTGTTCCATATTTTTGACGAGCATACTCTATAACTCTATCTCTATGCCTATCGTCAAAGTCTAGGTCGATGTCTGGCATTGACTTTCGGCCCTCGACAAGAAATCTTTCAAACATAAGACCAAACTTAATTGGATCTAGATTTGTTATACCAAAAGCATAGGACAATACACTGCCAGCAGCAGATCCTCTTCCCCATCCAACTCTAATATCATTTTTCTTAGCCCACTCAACTAAATCAGATACAACTAAAAAGTATTCTGGGAAACCCATTTCTTTTACAACTCTAAGCTCATAGTTAGCTCTGTCTAAAACTTCTTGCGACAGATCTTCACCATATCTTTTTTTCAATCCATTCCATGCCAGTCTTTCAAAGTATTCAGTTGAAGACTCATCTGTTGGTATAGGAAAGTTAGGGAAATGTATTTCTCCAAATTTAAGATTAACATCTACCATGTCGTTTACGTGCATGGTATTTTTAAGATACTCTTCTGTAAAAGTTTTAGCCATTTCATCATAAGACTGTAGGTAAAATTGATCACCAGAAAAAGAAAATCTATTTGGCGTATTTATGTTGGAGTTAGTTGCTACGCATAGCATTATGTCGTGAGCGTGTGCGTCGTCTTGATGTACATAATGGCAGTCTCCAGAAGGTACCACTTTGGCGCCTATTGAATTAGCTATCTTTATTAGGTCTGGTATAATTCGCAGCTGCTCTTCTATCCCATGGTTTTGAATTTCTATGAAATAGTTTTCTTTACCTACAATGTCTTGCATAGAGCTGGCATGCATAAGTGCGGTGTTATAGTCTTTTCTTAGGAGTGCTTGAGAAACCTCTCCGTTTAGACAGCCTGATAATACAATTATTCCATCAGAATGTTGAGAAATTAATTCATGGTCTACTCTAGGCTTAACGTAGAAACCCTCAGTAAAAGCTCTAGAGGACATTTTAATTATATTATGATACCCAGTATTATTTTTTGCAAGTATAGTTATATGATATGGACCTCTTTGTTCCCATTCATTCTTTGACTTGCCAGCTCTTTCTTCTTCGTCTCTATCTAAACGAGTTTTTCTTGCTTGATAGAATTCAGAACCTAATATTGGCTTAACTCCACAGCTCATCCCGGCATCGTAGAAATCTAGCCATGAGTGGATATTGCCATGGTCGGTTGTAGCTAACCCGACCATGCCAAGATCCTTAGCTCTATTAAGGTATTGCTCTACGCCACCATGTCCATCTAGTGTAGAATAGACAGTGTGGTTATGTAGGTTAGTCCAATTCTTCAACTTATTCCTCTGCTACTATCACTTTGTCCCAAGGCTTGATTTCTTGTTTCTCTATAGGTTATTATTACAACTCCACCACAAAATTTACATGGTACATTTTTTCCTTCTTGTGCAAAAGGGCTCCTGTACATGTATTGTTCTGGTTGATCTGAGTGACATTCACTGCAAGTTCCAATAACATCTTCATCATTTTCAATCATTTTTTTCTCCTTTCTTAACTATTTTATATGCGAATCTAATTGGGGATGGCTCGTTCTTGTCATTTGTCTCAACAAACTTATCACCTATTTTTACCCATTTTTTCTTATATTCCAATGAGCAGTCTCCACAACCAACGCCGGCTGAGTTAGCCCTAGCACAGGTATAAGGTCTTCCACCTATTCCTATTTCTCTTCTTTTTATCCAGTCTTCTATATGAGCGGAAGACTTTTTAGGATTGTAGTCGTCACATTTTGATAATATCTCATGTAGATATTGTACTGATTCATCGGTATAAGTTAATATCGAACAAAGAAATAGTCTAGATTCATGGTCAAGATGATGCTTTTCAGTTGCTTCTTTTTCTATTCTGGAAAATGCTGAGCAGCTGTTTAATAGATTTTTTTTATCAAAGACTTTATTTCTATCATCAAAAGAGACTCTGCCATTTGATCCAAACTCATTAAAATAAGCTAATACATCCTTTGGCTTATTCTTTTCCTCTTCCATCTGATAAGAGTATTGTCTAAACCATTCGTTAGCAGTAAAATTAAACTGTTGCTCGGGAATAGAATTGTCCTGCAATACAGAAGAATATTTGGTTATTGACTCTATATCGCTAAATAAAATTTGTTTACTTAACTTAGTCTTGTAAAGACCAGTGTCTTGATGTTTAGTTCCAGGCAATCTCCACATTCTTCTAGCGTCATATACAGAAAAATCTAAAGAATTTAAGTTCAAGCTTACTGATAAGTCTTTTGCTATATATCTATATAAAGTGGGAAGTCTATTTGATGGATTTATGCCCAAAGCCAAAGCTTCGCACTCAATATGAAAACCCTTTTTTCCTGTGTAATAAACTATTATTGATTCTTCTGGTATGAATTTTAACAAATGAAGATACAAAGTTTTAGCTTCTTGCCAAGAAATATCCATATCGCTATTGTCTATGTCAAAATACAAAGAACCTAACCTAGTAGCCTTAGAAATATCTTGATCATCAAAGTGCCAAATAGAACTATATATTCCTGTATTATTATACTTATCTGAATATTTTGTAATTATATCTACATCAAGAAGAATTGGAAAATCATTTTTCTTTTCCCTAATTACTCTTTTTAGCTGTGGAATGTATCTAGCTATTTCTAAATATCTCCACTTGTATGTGTACTTAGATGGATCACTTGATATTTTCATGGCAATTTACAACTACCTTCTTCATTTCCTGAAGTAAATAAAACATATCTCTGACTATTTTTTATTTGATCTGAAAAAGATCTGTAATAAACTGACTCTTCTATTAAGTAGTCCAAGCTGTCTAGTACAAAACTTCTAATCAAGACTCTATCTTTAATTATATCTTCCATCGTTCTTCTATTATATCTTCACCATCAACAATATAGTGGACTTTTGATGCAACATTATCAGATAAGTGAACGATTATATCCAGATAAGTAATTGGCACAGTCTCTGGAACCGGAGACCATGGGCCTAGGTGACATCTAACTAATCTAAGAATTGACTGAACAGTCTCCTCTGAGACAAATAGAGTAGAAGATTGTGCTTCTCCTGCATATTTTTTGTCATACTCCTGACACTGTTGAACAAATTTGCCAACGGTGTAAGGATGCATGGGGTCATAAAAAAAATGCTTCTTATCATTATCCAATGTTCCCTTCGTAACATCATGCAGTAAGCATGCAGCATATACGAGGTCTCTTTCTTCTGAAGATAGAGAATAGGAATCTGAAATTACCTTAGCTGTTCTGATAACTCTTTTTGTGTGAAGCACATTTCCACCAGAATTATGTTCATCACTAGGGTGATACTTTCCTGAGAAACTTGATGGTATAGTCCAAAAACCATCTGCTCTTAGCAGAATTGATTTAACAAAACTTTTAATATTGCTATCTGATATCATTTCTATTTCATCAAATAGAGGCTCAAGTATCTTTGATTCTTCTTCAAGAGAAATTGAATCTGATTCTTTATTTAAAATTTCATCTAATATTGAATCCTTAGTCAATTTTAAACCTCCCAATCTTTCCAGTTAGAACAAGGTTTATCAAAGGGACACTTTTTGCAATATGAAGTCAGACCTCTTCTTGGCACGTATTTATCATCCTCTTGTACAACGCTGCACCAGTACTTTAAAGCCTTAGTGTCATCTTCATTTAATTCATATTCAGAAAATTTTTGAGAAGAAGAAAGTAAGTCGTAGTATCCAAATCTTGTTTGATTTATTTTAGATGGAAACTTATGCTTAAAGGCTTCATAAAGTATAGAGAAGTCCATTTGATAAAGAGATGTATGTGAATTCCTAAAGTTGAAAACCCACTTGTAAACAAAATACTCATTGTTTTCAAAAGTTATTAAATCAAATTTACTATTAATTTTTACAGATTTATCTAATGGTAGATAGAATTGTTGATCGATAGCTATTGGTATAGCATTTGATTCCGAATGCTTATTATAAAAGTCAAGCAACGCAGCAGAAGCTCTAGACGTAAAGCTAGCTGTGTTTCCATAGAAGCTTTCATGCTGCTCATGAATTATGTCGTAAGCTGTTGCATCCTTACTAAACCATAACTTCTCCCACCTATTTAAAAGAGATGCATAAGAAGGAACTACTCCTCCTTGTTTTTTATAGAAGAAGTAATTGATAACACTCTTCATTGTATTCTCAAATCTTGCAGTAATTAAATCTCTGCTCATGATTGTTTCAGGAAGTTTCTGATCATGCCTATAGCTGTAAAGCAAAGCGCAAGTTTGATAATCCTTAATTGCTTCTATTGTTAATTCTTTCATATGTCAAAATCGCTATCGTCTAATAGTTCATCTAAAAGAGAACTTGTGTCGTAATCATTTTCTGTAACTGGTTCATACTCTTCGTATATCTTTCTTGAGTCAACATATCTAACCAAGGGAGGGTTATACAAATAGCTTGATCCGGTTATTCTATTCTTTGGAATTTGTAGCTGCATTACATTGTCATCTTCAGAATCATCACCACTAATTAATTTTTTTTGCGTAATGAATATTGTTACAGCACATTTTTGTTGTATCGCTAGAGAGCCACCGGTGTCAGACTGCTGTACAACTTCTCTTTTTTCTTTCATTCTATTTGAGTTTTCTTGAGCTGTAATGATAACAACACAATTCATGTCTCTAGCTAGCTTTTCCAGCTTAACCATCATCTCTTCAAACTCACCCCACCTAGGCTTGCCTTTGCCACCTTTTGTAAACATTGACTGTATCGTATCTATAACTACAATATCTGGAGTCTTGGCATAGTCAATAATATCTCTTAACCATTTCTCAAGATCCTCAAAGTATGGTGTCTCAGGATCATGTCTAACAAGTAGTCTATTGCCCCATTGACTTAATTTATCTCTAAACTTACCAAGGTAAAAAGTCTTCTGATCTTCGGTCCAATTTTCTGACTCAGCGTAGACGTTTTTGCCAATAATCTGAGTCATTAAGATTCTCTCCCAGTGACCAACGGCCTCTTCAAAGTTTACATACAAAGCCGTATATCCACACTCAACCCAATTATTAACTAGGCACTTAGCGAATGTGCTCTTACCTTTGCCTGAGGCAGCTATGATTGCGTGTACAGCACCCTTATAGAAGCCACCGTCATCTGTGTACCCCATTGCCCTATTAAGCGATTTAAACTGCGTTGGGAGAAAACTGGGTATATTTAATAGGTCTTCAGCCCTATCAGAAATGTCATTTGCTGTTGTTAGTTTTTCTAGCGGATCGTAGTTAACGCTATTTTCTAATTCTTTTATTTCAGATGTAAGTAAATTGATTCTTGCTGTGTCTTTTTCTGACTTAACTCCCTTTTGGGACAGTATAAGCTGAAGTTCCTGTAGGTAATCAAGTTGCTTTTTTTTGTTAGCTTTATATTTAACTATCTGAATAACTGATTCAACAGTTGAAAGCTCAAGGGATAAAAGTAAATCCATCATAATTGAAACCCCAGCGTTTCCGCCTAGACCTTCTCTTATGTCTGTTTCTGATTCAAGCCAGTTTCTAAAGCCAACAGGATTTACCATAGGCAACTGGGTTGCAGAATGATATGCAAGAAGTGCTAAGTAAAATTCATGGACACCTTTTTGACCATGATTAATGCCAACTATATCTGGAGCAAGCTCGTTTGCGAATTCAGATATAGCACCCTCTTCCCTTAAAGAGAGTGCAAATATCTGATACTCAATAGGTATGTCAGAACTTTCTTCAAGAGCTTCTGTTACCATTCTTTTTTTCATCCTTAATTGCTCTGTAGATTCTTTTACGTTCTTCAGACTTTTTCTTTTTTATAGATTTATAGAAGTCTGATTCATATATATTATTTTTTGTCTTCTGATCTTTAACAAAAGGTGAATCTTTTATTGCCTGTAGCATTCGATCAAATACAGACTGCTCTGTAAGCTGATCATTATACCTAAAGACAACCAATGCAATGCCCTGTTGTTTACACATTTCGGCTTTTTTTATATCTCTTTTTTGAGCTTCGTGAAAATCATATTTTGATTCATAGAATCTAGCCGTGTAATAGAAGTGCTGCCTACCATGATATTCAGCTGCCAATTTATAAGTAGGGCAGTAAATGTCAAGTCTTAATTTATCTTCTAGGTAAAATTCATTTACTATTTTTTCCCCTGGAAGGAGCTTTTGCATCATAAAAGTAAGGGAGGACTGACCTCTAGACATTTTTTTTCTAGAGTTTTTCAACCAAGAAAGACCAAGTTGATTAATCTTTTGGTTTACTTTGCTAACAGTCCAACCTACTTCTTTTGCTATATCAGGTATGCTAAGACTACTTTCAAAGAGTAAGTCGACAACTAACTCAGTATCGTCTTGCTCTTCTTCCCAGTTACTTCTTGTCATATTTTTTATTAGGGTATTTCTTACCTTCATCTTTTGTAAATCTTGGCTTATCTATATTCAGATGGAATTTTGCTGAACTAATAAACTTACCAAAGTCAATTATTGATACATTCATAGTTTCCCATATTTTAGGTGAGATAGCAGTTGCTAACAGTGGGCAATCGAGTATGACTGCATCCACGCCGTTTTCAAATTCACTTATCTGAGTAATGATAGAGTCAAGCTTGTCGTAGTAATTATTATATGGCACTGTGATTACATATTGGTTCTGTCCAAAAATCTTTTCAACAGTTTTTTTATCATGAAATGTTAAAATAACATTCTTAGAATCCCTAATGTAGTGATTAATAAATATATCAATTACTTCTTTTTTACTAGAAAAAAAGTGTTCAAACATACCAGCGTCATAATATGTAGAGTCGCTATTTAAACCTATGCTATTTAACTTACCAGACTCTATCTCTTGAGAGAATTCAAGAGGCACTGCTTTTAAGAAGTTCTCATCTTTAATTGACATGCAATTAGAAAGTGACTTTATAAAATATCTAGGAGGTTTTTTCTCCGAAGTATTTAGAGCTGCACCAATTGCTGATCTTGATATGTTTACATACGCAAACTTATTTTTGCTTTCAATTTTTTCAGTAAGAGCAATAATTGATTTTACTGGATCTAAAATTTTATTCATGTCTTGCATTTTATATACCGAAATTTTCCCACTGGATTAATACTGGATTAGGATCTACTATAGAATTGATATGATCAATTTGATGGAATTTTCCACCATCTAAATTGGAGTATCTTTCGTATTTGCTTTTTTTATCTTCATCATAAGTATAACCTAGATGCTTCATTATTAAACCAGAGTGAAGCCAATAGTTTTGATTTCCCATCCATTTAGAAACATAAGTTGGCTCGGACCCACATGCTAAAGCTTTATTGAGAAAGCCTGCATTTTCTTGATATCTAAAAATTCTAGATGAATTATTAGGAGCCCATAACTTATCAACTCTATAATGGGTTTCACTCCACATGTGATAAAATCTAACATTTACAACATCAAATTCTGACTTAGATAAAACACTTTTTATATCTATAGAATTAATATTGTTTATATCAAACAGCATTTCGTCACAATCAATTGCAATCACCCAGTCTCCAGGAGAAGCGAACTTCTCTAGGTTACCCCAGGCATTTGATCTTAATCTACCCTCATGGGTTGCAAAAAGAGGCTCTGGAGTAGAGAATACCTCTGCGTACTTTGCAGCTATATTTGGGGTGTCGTCGGTTGAACAGTCATCAGTAAAAATTATTTTATCTACTTGACTTGATATTCTTTGTAAAACTTCTTCTAAGAATCTGGAAGATTCATTTCTTCCTACCATTTGAGCGTATATCATATTTTTCCTTTAAATGAATATAGGGGAGACCACATAAGCAGTCTCCCCTATAGTTAACAAAATTATTAGGCTTCGATCTGCTGGCGGGCTTCCACTGCAGAGATGCGCTCAATTTCAACGTCATGGAACATGACCTCACCAGTTACACTGCGTCGACCAGCAGCAAGCTTTTGGGCATCGCTCTTGTTGTTGGCACGAACAAGTGTAGTTGTAGTAACAGTAAAGTACTTGAACTTGTTATCTGACATTTTTATTTCCTTTTCTATTTTGTTGGATAATGTACTGCGATGTATTCTATCGCATCTTGCAGGTTGTCTGCAAGTTTGGTTGCCATATATTTCATATATATGCGATCTTTGTATTGATTAGCACACATAACAACTGTGGGCTGGCCATGGATTTTAGCCCATGCTAGCTCAAAGTCAGTTCCTATGTATGCTCTATCTTCTAGCATGTATTCTACCAGCAAAAGATCTGATTTCTTCTGCATAAACAAATTTTTTTGTGCAATTTCTTCCGGAGACATTGAATAGTCTTCTGGTATAGACGTTGGATCCAACACTGAATATCCACGTTGGTCTAATAAAAACGTAGCTTCTTTACGCCAGCTTGTTGCATACTCGCCTACGTAATCCATCGCACCTGATAGGAATATTGTTACACTCATACTGGCCAATGATACTCTAAATCTGAGGGATCGTCAAAATACTGAGAATAATATTCATAATCTTTTCTAAGAAGATTTGATCTATGTGAACGATGAAATTGATCATTGCCAAACCATGATGGAAGAACTATCTTACTGCTATCTACTTCTTCAAATACCATATTGTTTTTGTACCCACGATTCATCCACTCAGCAATCGTGTGGTTTTGATAAACCTTTAGCGCTTCTTCGTAACCAGCCCACATACGAGTAACTGGATGGTTGCGCCAACCTTTAGTATGCGTTCTTTCGAGTAGAACATTAAGAACTTGATATGTTTCAACACGTTGTTTTCCTAACCGGCGAT